CCAATACTTCCGCTTTGCAATGCTGCTTGAGATAACTCTTGTATATATTGTTTCATGGAGTCATCCTTACCAGAATCTCCCACATAAATACCAAAATCCTGTAAAGATATTTCTGGCATTATATTAATTATACTATAAGATCCATCTCCCATTATTGTTGCGGCTTTTTTACCATCCTTCCAAGCTAATTTCATTAGGTTACATAACCTTTCTAATACAGATTTCTTAACCTCATTGTGTATATGAAACCAAGATTCTGTTATAGTAGCTGACTGAACTACACTACGCTGAACGTTTCCAACATATTCATATTGGCCAACAGCTCCTTCTCTTTGTCTTGTAACACCAGACATTTGTCCAGCAGTTTCTTCTAGCATTAATTTTAAATTAATTAATTGCTGAACCGAATTACTTAGAGTAAAGTCAACTTGTTGAAATTGATTAAATGAGGCAGTTTGACCACCGTCATCTCTTGAGTTAATAGGTATGATACCATCATTCTTAATATGATATAATACCGTTTGCATATCCATGCCAATATTAGCTGGCATCTGAGAAACATCATATACTACCGACTTACCACCAGCTCTTGCTAGTGTTAGTTCTATATGATACATTACTATGTTATACAACATTTGTATATTACGCATTACATCCACTAAGGATACTGGAGTTCCAGATTGATTATTTCTTACACAACCAACATAAGATAAAGCAGTTTTACCAGCATCATCTATACTTCTAACTTGATTTGGTCTACGCTGACACTTAATAACAACTTGTCCACCTATTTTAGTTCCTTCCCAAACATCGTCTATATAAACAGTTTCTATTTGATCTTTGCTTTTTACTTTATAGTTTTCTGGTAATAACTTTCTAAATGGCTCATCTGGATTATGCTTATTTGGCGATAGTTTGTATTTTACAGAACGAAGTGCTTTCCATTCACAAGAAATAACTCTTACCCTAACACCAGATCCTTTTTCCCATTCTAGCCAATTAAACATATTGGTATTATACTTATTTACTTGCTCGTAATTACCTACTTGAGAAATATCTACTATTTTAGCTACATCCTCCTGGCTTAAATATAATCTATACTCATCTAATATCTCATTGGGAGTTAACCATCTTTCTTCTCCAATCCACTGAGCATCTTCTATAAATTCTGATTCATCGTTTACATCGTAGACAATAGAACGAGGATCTACTCTTCTTGCTTTTGGATCTCCGTTTACGATTTCGCATTTATAAAATTCTTTAGCAGTAACCAATAAATCTCTAAATCCATTTTTAAATACTTCTTTTAAGTGTTGATTTTGTACCAAATATTCTAAACCGTCCTGAGCTGCTTCTTCTATAGCTTCTTTATAGTTGTAGCGCATATACTTATCTATATCTTCAGGAATCTCCAACTGTTCTCCTTCCATCTCTATATCAAAGCCAGTTTCTTCTTTAATTTCTTGATGAACATCTCTTAGGAGTTTATTCATCTCTAACATTACTTTATAATCTTCTTTTCTAACAACAGCTTCTTTGTTTACTGTAGAAACCTTAGAGTCTAGTGGTCTTCGTAATTCCTCACCTAATAATAGATCCACCTTAGGCTGTATAATAGGGTAGTTAACTAAACGAGCAGGATATGTAGTTCCGTATTGTTCTGTTAAATATGTATAGTCATTAAGATGTATTTGACCATTATACATATTATAATTTCTAATGTCTTTATATCTCCCTATAGTTAATGATCCGCTAGAGTCAGCTAGAAAACCAACTATATAGTCTATCATTTTTTCGCACCACTTTATATCCTTATCTTTTTCAGGAAGCAACATCCTGGGCATAGTCTTTGATGCAATATGTTTCCCTCCTTTAAAATTCGTTGTTGCCATCTTTTGTCGTTTTAATTGGTATTCCTTGTTTATTTAATTTATAATACACAAAACCAATATCTTGTTTTTGCTCTTCTGCTTTTACTATTCTTCTTTTAAAATTATCTAGGTTATGCAATAAACACAGTCCAAAGGCCATAGCCCTATCCGTGTTCCTTAATCCAAAATCAGCTAATTCATTTAGTATATCAATGAACCAAACATCTTCTACGTTTGTTTTGATATAATCATCAATTACGTTAATCATTAGTGATTTTACTTGTTTGTTCATATGGACTCCATACCTATTTCTTGTTAATGTACCTGGACTGTGAGCAGTAACAGGTTTTTCTTTTAGATACTTAATACCATCGTTTCTTCTAAAATAATCTAATATACCAATTTTGGTATACTCTACAAGCATTTTTGCATTATAATATACAGCTAATTTTAGACAATTATCCCAGAATTGTTCTGCTGTCCTAGGCCTGTCTGTGTATTCTGCTACTACACAATCTCCAGCACTATTCATATCAAAAAATCTTCTATATATAATCGCACTTCCCATAGATTCACTCTTACCTGCTTGATCTTGATCATAACTATCTATACCACCTATATCTAATCCTGACACTTCTGGAATAGGATGATGAAGAATCTTCACCGTCCCTTGTGGATCTGGAATCCAATCAACATGACCTTCTTCATTCCATTCTAAAAATCCTGTTTGTAATTGATATTCAAAATCTACATTAGCCAATATCTTTGATCGCTGCATATTAATAAGAGATAAATCAAAGTAGTTACTCTTTGTTTTGAGAAAAGCTTCCTCAACAGTCATTGGATAGTTTTGTATATGAAGATTATATGCTTTTTCTTTCCCAGTTACTTGAAGCTTAGATCTATCATTCATTATCTTTTCTTCAGCTCCTTCCATGTCGCTTGTACCAGTTTTTATATCAAAATAACCATAGTATACTTTTGATGCTGGTATAAATATATTAATTAAATTAAAAGCATCGGCTTCATAATACATTTCCATAAAATCTTTAGAGGCCTTCTCTATATCGCCACCAGTTCCTCCTACTACAGGAACCCCAAATTGTAAGTCCCCATCCATAAAACAAGCTTTAGACGACATATATGCATTCATCAATGATTTAAACTCACCAGCTTCTTCAAAAATCATCACGCTTAAACGCTCTCCTTTATATACCTCTGGATTGTCCATTGTTCTACAATGTATAACAGACTGATAACCTCCGACTTCCCACTTGCCATCTTTATTCTTTTTCTTATACCCAGCCTTCAGCATAGTATCTGTATCCTTCAACCACGAATGTCTAAAATTAGGATGTATATTGTTTACACCTTTTTTAACTTTATCAAAGAACGCATCAGCTGTAACCTGTAATCCAGCTGCTATTCCTACCTCACTATGAGGATAGAAGGTAAATTCGTGAGCAAGTATCCCAGAGTTCATATACGAGAACCCCTTATCCCTTGCTTTAATTACAATCATCCCCTTATTCTCCTCCTTGCACTGATCAAATAAATCAAAATACTCATGATCCATATCCCTATACCAAGGGTAAATCAATGTCTTTCTATTTCCTTTAGTGCCATCATTACCTAATATTCTATAATAGTTTAAGTAATAATAATACTTTCCACTTATTTTATTATAACCTTTTGGTTTATAACCATAAAGGCATCTTTCTGTTTCCCTTGCCCAATACTCCTCATATGCAACACTTTCAGTATTAAGATCTGGATGTCCATTTATGGCTACTGGCCTATAAACATCTGGATTATACTTTGCCATCTATGTCCCTGCTACAAATATTTCTATATCTACATCATTGCTACCACCCTCTATAACTACCCTTGATAGGTTAGTAAGAGAACTTTCTGCAATTACATTTGTATTTGCATCAGTTAAACTCATTAAATCTACTACTGGACCTCCCAAAACAAGACTATGTCCAACTGCTAAACCTAAAGCAACTACACCATCTGCTGCATCATCGTCATCATCATCGTCAGTAGAATCTCCAATAAGATTAACAGCACAAACATGAGTACTTGTAGCATCTCTATTTGTTATTCTAATATATTGAGTTTCTTCCCTATCTAAAACACCACCTAAAGCAGTAACTGGGCCTGCTTGATTATCAGCTGTTACATTTGTATGAAATTCTAATACAGTTGTATCTACTCCGCTGGGGATAGTAACAATTCTTTTTAACACACTACCTATACTTGATATAGTTAAGGTATTTGTAGTTCCTTGTTGCACACCATTTAGTGTTAAGTCTTCTGTGTGCGTTACTGTTAATGTTGCCATATCTTAAATAAATTTATAATTATGAATAAACACTTGCTATTAATACTTCTACTTGAACTGATGATCCTGAGCCATTATATGCTGCTATACTTAAAATATCACCCCATCCACTTTGTGTAGGATCATTATCTGCTTCTGCTAAAAATGCATCATCAGGAGATCCAACAATAAAATGTTTTCCTGCTTCTAATTTTTGCGAATAACTATCAGTGCCACTATTACCTCCTACAACTTCTAAATAAACTGGATTGCTAGCATCAAGATTACTTATTCTTATGTATTTTACATGACCAACATCAAAACCTGTAGCATCTGCATCATCTCCAACAGTTGCTTCAAATTGCGCTAAAACAGTAGTATCATTACTACCAGTATCAGGACAATTTACTATTCTTTTATAAATAGTATCAATACTGCTAATAGTTCCAGTCATGCTACCTCCGTGGTCTTGACCATTTAGCGTTATACTTTCTGTAAGTGTATAAGTAAGTGTTGCCATTATTCAAACATTTTTTGTTTATAATCTAATTTTTTTTCTAAATAACTTTTACCAGCATCCCCTGCTATCTTTTCTCTTTTACCTCTACGCTCTATAGCGTCTAGCAAGGTTTGTCTGGTTTTTAAAACCTTTTCTATTCCTATCATTAACTTCTGCATACTTTCAGCATTATCGTCATTGATAGGAGTATTTCTCATTAGAGATGTATATTCGTCAATTTTAGTATTAAATGCTATAAGTTGAGCATCTAGTGGATCAAATTGCATTGAGTTATACACCTCTTCTGCATTTTTAGTCGTCTCCTTCCTTTCTCCATTCCATTTAACTGTATCAAATAAATCTCTGGAAACAGCTCTTTTTCTGTCGCTAAGACTAAAATGTCGGTATGGGCTATCATAATCATGTACTAAAGCTACCCAAACCAATGCTCTTTCTCCCAACTCTTCTACTAACCTTACAAAATCAGGAACAGCATATATCCCATCTTCCCCACTTTCAATCTTCCCTCTTTTGTCTATGTTTACTAAATACATTTAATATACAAAATTAGTGAATTTATTTTTTAGGTAATTTAAGTTTTATAATTAACTCATATTTGTCTAACGAGGAAATAGAGGGATTTTCCCCAGATAGCTCTTTATATAATTCTATAAGATCATCGTGAACATCTTTATCTTTAACTAAAATTCTTGAATCTTCTATATTAAAACCTGTCTCTAATAGCTGATAAATGATATTGGGTTCGTCTTTGAATAATTTTTCCAGAGTTCCAAACTCCTTTTTAAAAAATGTCCCTACCCTATTTGTTACTATATCTGCCATTTAAATGAGCAGCTCTGCTGCGAATTTTTTTATTTTTTATGATTAATCTAACTGTTGTATAGTACCTCCATTATCATATCTGCCTATAATTCCACCTTTATTTAATGTGCTCTTAGTTCCTTTAGTAGGACTAGCAGGCTTGGCTCCCCCAGCATCGTACCATTTCTTTCTCTGTTCTATTTGAAATTGCTTTAAACTATCTGATGGTGGAGAATATGGACCTAGTTGAAAAAATTCTTTAATACCAGGCGTAATAATAGTTGAATCAGGTGGTGTAGTCGGTTTAGTTGTTTTAGGATCTGATGGATTTGTTTTTTTGGATTTATGTGCCATAATTTCTAATTTTATTTTCTGTTAGCAAATTTTTCTAGTCCTGCAATGCCAAAGCATCCTAAAACCACCATAACAAATGAGTTGTATATAGCCTCGTTGATAACGAGATCTTTACCTACCCAGCCTGTGATTACATCAGCCAGCATTACTATTGTCATAATCAAAAAAGCAAGGAATCCTATTATGCTTTTCTCATTATACTTATTATCGTCTTTAAATATTTCTTTCCAACTCATAACTAATCGTGTTGTATTGTTCCGCCTTTATTGTAAGAGGCAACTGCACCAGCAGCAGCTTTACTAGCCTTGAATGCTTTAATTGCCTTGTAGCCCCTGGTAAACAAAGCCCCCATGCCTGCAAACTTTTTTGGTCCAAATAGATCTAATCCACTTGATACCCCGCCTATATGTCCTGGATGATCCGAAGGTCCTACAGGTCCATGTGGAGTCATTTTAGTCCCTGGCGTATTAGTTAAAGATGGGTTTGATGTAAATTTACCAGGATGTGGTTGAGTAGGATCAACTACAGGCCAACTTGGCTTATTTGCCTTAGACATTAATTTTGAAATATAATCGTCTGCCATATTAGTCGTGCTGAATTATACCCCCTTTGTTATAAGAACCAAAAACCTGAGGGTTTATTTTCCTATGTGTTACCCCTCCTGTATGAGGATCTCCATAAACAATAGTTCTGTTTTTAGTTACATCAAAACCCTTAGCCGCTTTCTTTTCCGCCCATCTTACTCTCCAGTTTGGACTTTTAGCCCTTACAGATTTTTCTGTACTTTTAGTTGTTTTATCTTTACCTCCTGTCTTTCTTATATATTTCTTGTAGGATATTTCTTTTCTCTTTACCGCCTCAGTCAATTCTCCCATACCTAATGCGATTTTGCCCTGAACTGGTTTGTAATGTTTACCTTCAATATCTCCTGTTACATGGCCTAAAAATTTTCTTTTAACCTTATAGTAACTTTTCTGAGGAGAACCTAAGTCTCTAACATTGCTCATACCATAGGTTTCGTATCCTACAGTTTTTGCTTTAAAACCTTCATGAGGATATTTTTTTGCTTTTTTTGGTTTGTTTGCCATAATATTATTATTTAGTTTTTTTAATTATGTTGTTTTATTACCCCACCCTTGCTCATCATAGGAGCAGATACTCCTGGAAGTGTTTTTCCTTGTACAGGTGGAGTTATATTTTGCTGCTGCGCCTTTTGCCTAAGCTCTCTATTGATCTGTAGATTCTGTTCAATATTTGGATCAGCGATCACACTACCCATGAAGGTAGACAAACGAGAGCTATCTCTCTCTACAGCCTTATTATAAACATCATATGGTCTCTTTGCTGGATTATCTCCAGTAAAAGGAAACCCTTTTATATACTTTGGAGTTTTTGTTTTGTCTTTATCAGTATGCATAATTACATTTTTTTAGTCATGTTGAACAATACCGCCATCTTTATAACGATCAATGATACCGCCTCCTGCAAGCTTACCTCCTTTCTTCATCAATCCACCACCTTTACCACCACTAATACCTGGCATAAATGCTTCTCCTATTGCGTTCTTAGCTTTCTTTGATTGAATCATTGTATAACCACCTAAAAGACCAAGAGCCCCAGCACCGATAGCGGCTGCTTTAGCTCCTTTACCCATGTTATCCCATTTTTCACCCATAATAATTATTTTAATTTATACAAAGATAGTTAAAAAAAATTTTATAATAATAAGAGGAGGAGAGATTCTCCCGTACCCCCCCTTACCCCTCTGAATTTTTTTTCATACCCACCTTGTTGGGAAAAACTTTTTATCAACTAAAATTTTATTTATTATGAAAACACTAATCAGTTTAGCAGTATTAGCATTAGAAATTACTCTATTAATCAAGTTCCCAGGACTATTCCTCTTCCTTCTATTCCTTCCTGCCATCTTAATGTTAGGAGTATGGATCTACTTTAAGTTAAATCCTAGCCCAAGGAAAGAACATATGAGAAGACAACAGAATTACCTACCAAGAATGTAAAATAACTTGTAAGTGTGTCTTTAGAAGACAGTCTTATAAGAGTATATTTTAACTATTCATAGAAGATAACTAGTAAGATAGTCTTGTAAGTTATTGATTATTAGTAAGTTAAGTCTTTAGAAGTATATTTTAGAAGTATAATTAACAAGAAACATTTATTTAAGTGTTTCTAATAAGAGAGTTTCTAGAAGTTACAAAGTTACGAAAAATATTTGACATAGTCAATCAACATTTACAAATCAAGTGATTTTAGTATAACTAATATATTTAAGTATTATGAAAAGAATTAGAAAAAGACAAAGAATTAAAGTTAGCGTAAATTCTGTCTCTAAAAGTATTGACAATAACATACATAACAAGCGTAATGTATTTAATCAGCTAATTCAATCCTTCCTTAAAAACAATCCTACACTACAAGACAAGTCTTGGGTAGATAAAAAGAAAGCATTTAAAGAGCATTTAAAAGAGAGAAAGGTGTTCTCATCTTCTCTCTGGAAATATAAATCTTATTAACCAGGTTAAAGTCCTTACCGACTAATATAGGCGTTATTATTATGATTACATTATTGAAAATCTTAGCAATCGCAGTTATCCAAGCATTAATGGTATTTGTCCAAATTGTAACTCTTTACTTTTTGGTTAAACTATTCCTTAAAGTAGTTAATCCTACTCTTGGGAAAAGAATATTTGGATAAAAGGCTTTAGTAACTAGCCTGTAATAGTTACACAATTAAATCATATTATTATGACAATTCAATTTCATAAGAAGGACAGTGCATTAATTAAACTATTAAAACATTTCACAGAAAATGTAAATAAGTTTAACAAAAGCACACCTAATCCTATTCAAGAAGAAATAGATTATGCATTAGACACGCATAACATCTTCATTAAGAGTTATGATACAGATGACGGAGACTTATTAATGAAGCGTTGCTATAAAGTATATCTGCTTGATGGCAAACTTCGTATTGCATACATCACACGTGATGGAGAAAGTAAAATAAGAAACTCTGGCAATATTGCATATAGCGATTTCATATTCAGTTAAGCGTCCAGTAACTAACGTTCAATAGTTACATCTCTAAATTATATATTATGAATAATCTAAAAGTGCCATTTAAATATGGCTACAACTACTATGGTAGTAACAATCAATCAACAAAAAAGAACACAATTAACTTTCGTTCTAAAGATACGAATATCTTCTATCAAATAACTATTCCAAATGAAGTGAATAAGCACATTAGAAACTTCAAGTGTGCTAAGAAACTTTATCAAAAGTTAAGAGATAAAGGATATAAAACAAAAGAACTGTACAGGAAACAATACCGTTCTGGAAATACTTGTATTTACTTACAATTTTATAAATAGGAAAGCAACTGCCTGCAAGTGTTGCACAATTAAAATTATATGTTATGAAAACGATAGTTTTAAATAGTGTATCTGGTAGAATCAATCCAGATGGCACTCTAAATATCTCTTCAGTTAAGAAGAGTCCTGTAAGAACTATAAACATGCAATTACGCATGAATAAATTAGTTCAAAGATTAAGAGATAATTTCAAACGAGAATATTTCTCTGATCATTCTCTGCAAAGTGTTATGTCTTGTAAAGAATATATCACAGCAAGAGTAAATAAACATTTGTCTAACTTAAAATCTGCGTAATCATGAAAAACTTAAAAACCGCTGGTATCCAGCACAATTCAGGAATGTCTCTAGGAGACATGTTAAGAGCTAAGAAACAATTAGCTACCGTTAAACGCCTGTCTAGTAAAACCACTAAACCTCAAAAGGTTAAGGTAGTAACTAAAGGACATCACGTTAAACGAAATGAAAGGCAGCGTTTGGCTTACAAAAGAAAGCTAAATGCTATCTCTAATATTAAGAAGAATCTTGCCGAGTTTGGTATAACCGAACATAAGCAAGTCCAGTCTATTATAAATAGACATATTCAGTTGAATTACTTCAATAATAAAAGAGAGGTGGTACACACGAGAAGAGAAATAGAGTTCGTTGTTATTAAAGACAGAAAGGAAACTGCACTGAAGAAAAAAGTAACTACGATCACAGAACCTTTAAAATTTGTTAGCTATGCGTAATAATAGTGAAATTCAAGGAAACATAATAATCATATTACTAACGATCTTGACATTAACATTAATACTGTCAAGCTGTTCTACTGCATGTTATTCAGGTTTCTGTAATACATATAGCAATGTAGAACAAGTAGAAGATGTAAACTGTTTAAACTAAATATATGAAAAAACCAATTTTAATACTCGCACTTGCACTAGGATTGTGCAGTTGCGAAAAAGAAGATATATATCTAAGAAACTACCAATTACCTGTAGATTATAGTAATCCTCAGGGACTTGGTGGTGGAAGTCCATATATATATACATTAGGTGAGCCTGATTCTGTATTTGTACAGAGAATTATAGAAGGCGAAAACCTAACAGATTATCAAGCACAATTCTTAACTATATCACCTGTCGTTTGGCATCAATATAAAGACAACATTGAAATAGAAAACCCCGATCCTAGGTATCTAAAGTTCCCTCATTCTATAATGAGTACGTCAGATAACTGGGGATGGGATCATTTCTATGAACTATGTGATATAGGTCAAAGAGAATTTTGTAATAAATACCTTAATGGACAAGAAACCCTGGGTATGATCTGGTCATCATCATGGGATGAGGAGTGTAATTAAATTTTAAATTATGAAAAGATTATTTGTAATAGCGCTACTACCACTACTAATGAGTTGTGGTGGTGGCAATTACCTTCATAAAGCTGGACATTATGGGGAATTTGCCCATAAATACTCAGGAATTGGAAAAGAACTTTGGCATGAATATATTGGCATATATCTCTACCCATCTATTGTTACTGTAAAAAATGGATGGTATGAGGCATTAATGACGAATGGTTGTAGTGAGATAGAAATAGTGATTGTTGAGGTTATAGACAACAATATATGTTCTATACAAGTTAGATTTCCAAAAATAAAAACTACTAAAATGGATTACTCATCTGAAGATAAAGTTCCTATTGAGCTGAAGAATGGAGTAGGAATCCACAAGGTAGTATCTAAAGGCATGAGTTACATGCTAATAATACACAAACAAATAGTATAACAATGAAAAAGTTAATCTTAATATTATCAATACCACTGCTATTTAGCTGTGGAGGTGTATCTAGTTTACAGAAACACCAAATTAAATCAGCCAGAAACAATACACATAATGAAACTTTCTGGGTTATGGGAGTAATAAGATATAATATGCCTGCATATTTTTATGCTAAAGATGGATGTTATAGGGCTATTGTCTCAAAAGAACACGGAGAATCATCTTTTATAAATATTATGGTAAAAGATGGATATGTGCTTTCAGCACAAAATAGCGATGCAAATAGTGTGTTGGCATTTGATCCACCACTAGAGCTTCGCAACGGAAAGGCTATGTATGACAACGGAAGTGTGTTAATAGCTATACAGAGGAAGAATATTAGAAACTATTAAATTATAATAAATATGGCAAAAGCAAAAGCAAAAGCAAATAAAACTGCAAAAAACATCAAAGACGTTTCTGACAAAATCTTGTATTTAGTTGGAAAACTTGCTGGTAGTATCAGCGTAGACTTGAAGTCTATATCAAAACCATTTTCGGATGGCTTTTCAGATGGCAAAAAGTCTTAATTGTTTAATTATTAATTATTAAATTTTAAATTATGAGTAAAACTAAAGTTCAATCAGAAAAGAAAGTAGCAAATAAAAATAGCGACACTTTCTTAAACTCTCAGTTTGTAAAAATTGAAAGAAGAGAACCATTTAAAGCTAGTGTTTTAATTAAAGCAGTAGACGAAGATGGTAATCTTACTGATGAGTTCCGTTCACTATTAACACCAAAGGGATATTTCACTGCTGTGTTACTAGAAAGAACAAACAAAAAAGACGAAAGAAAAGGTGATGTTATAATGAAGAAGGCTACGAAGCGTATACTTCCAAAAGCCAATGTCATTGACGAAC